TAGTTTGAACTTGTGCCAACATACTACCGTCCCAAAACTTAATATCATTAGCCCATGATTTATCTCGGGCAACGCCAATCGAATCATAAATTTTATCCCACTCTTTAAAAGGGTTAATACCTACAGATATCCCATGAAACTTTCTAGTGCGCATTAAATTTTCAACAAATTTACCAAAGTACTTCTTTGTCAAAACTTGTATATGAATACGAGCTATTCTAAAACTACGAGGAACTCCTTTTTTAGTAACTGATCTTAATTCATCTTTTAAGGACTCTACCCACATAATATCATCTAAAGATATTTCTCCATTCATTATATCTTCTTCTAATTTCGACAACTCCTCTTTAAAAACTGGTGTAAAACATTTATTTTCAAAATCAATGTATGCGCTCTTATCTTTCTGAGTGTTATAACCATTACTAGAGTCTTTATTTAAGCCAGCCAACATTTCGTTACCTTTAACTATCTCTTCTTCTGAAATAACATCAAACTGATCTATTATGCAGTCTATAACTTTAGCAGCAAACTCAATCTCATTGTTATTAACATCTCCTATAGCGCTAAATGATTTTTTCGCAACGTCTTTTATTGTGTGTTTCCCAAAAACTTGTAAATTAGCTGGAACACGACTAATAGGAAATGAGCCATGTAAAGGAGAAGGTATAATTTTAGAAGAAGAAGGTGTACTTAAAAACACCTTCTTATCAATTTTAATGCCGCTAAAATTTGGTATACTCTTTTGACTAATTTCTTCGTTCAACAAAAATTGGTTATCCTCTTTTAATGTGTTTGCTATAACATTAATTGTACTATTAGACCAAAACAAAGCAGCTCCTATTCCTACAGTTGGACTACCTGCAGAGTGCATACCCAAAACACCGTTATCAACGTCAAATACTACACTACCACACGCTCCAGGTCGTTGAAATTTATAAAAAACATCTTTTTCAGCACTCAACTTCCCTATAAAATCTGGAACTCCGTTCTTATATTTAAAAGACCAACTATCTGTTGTTTTAAAATTTGACGCTATACTATGTAATGGAATTATTTCAGTGTTAACTAAATAAGTCTTAGACATATTAACAACTCCTATTGGTTTTATTTTAAAATGTCTGGATAAATTCTTAAATGGGGTTGCCATATTTATGGTACTTCGCAATATTACTACATCATCTTCATTATTCCTATATATAACCTTATATTTACAATGATCATACAAAATATGATTCACATTTTTGTCTTTATATATTGTGACATAAACTTCGTTTTCTAACACAGAATGAGAATTTAAAACTATACAATGCCCTGAAACTAAACCATGAGTCTCTATTGATGCGTCAGGATTATGGATATCCATGCAAAAAACTTGTTTTGCCAAATGATTTAAAGATGGGTGCAAATCAACTTGCCCAACGAATAACCCTGTGCGACTTTCACGCTCCCTCTTAAATATTGTGGCAACGATAGAAACCATAAACGTAATAATTAAACATATTAAAATTTTAGGGTCATGAAATGAAAAATCAAAATTCTTAACAGCTTCATATGATGTCTTAGCTATCTTACCAATATACTCGTACATGCTATTAATAACCTCTCCTATATAAGACATAAAGCCCGTTTGTGTTTTTGGATCTAAATCTTCAGTCATAGACAAAATAGGAGAAATTTTAGGTTGTTGTCCCAAACTCTCAATATATTCATTATAGCGATCATCTTCATCTTCATCACTACTACTATCTGAAATAGAAAAATCACTATCAGTAGTATAACAACCTAACATAGAATTAAATAAACGATCTCCATGAGGAGTGGCATCATAATATCGATCTAAATCGCCAGATTGGCCAAAAAATCTTCTATAACTATCTATCTTCTCTAAATTAGTTGACATATCGTTTTCTAATCTTTGCTTCTCTTTAACTACTGAAATTATTTTAACTATATCGGTCATCCATGCTGATACTTTTATTAACTGTTCTGTATCATTGGGATTTAAAATAAGAGCAAAGCCTATTTTAAAACCAATTTCATTTAAGTATTCAATAACATCTTTGGGAAAACCTGCAGCAAAATTACTCATACCGGGATTACTTGTTAAATTAATAGAACTAGTGTTTCCAGTAAAGTGCATAAACTTTATAGTGCCACTTAATCGCCCACCAATTCTCACACAATCAAAATAAAAAACATAAGCCCTTCTCCACAAAGCTGTAATCTCGTCTATACAATCACTTTTGGATAAACCAGTTAAATTAATAAACTTGTTTGTGGTAACTAAAATTTTATCACTATTAAAAAACTTTGTATCTTTTAACGACGCCTCTGCACAATCTAATGGCAACTTAACAGGAGAAACCATATTTATAATAGTTCTCCATTGACTAATTCCTTGCTGGCCAACATCGTCCATAACAAAAATTGGCTCGTTATTATACGAATCATACCAATCCTTTCCATCCATTACACTTTTAACATTATGGTAATACACTGCTTCTCTCAAACTAGAAACTACATTGTTCATGAGTACAGACTTTAAAGTGCCAGGTTTTCCTTCAAAAACGAAACAACTAGGCTCAACTCTTAATGCATTTTCATAAGACGAAAATATTTTCTCCACTCTTTTAATTTTAGCTCTACCTTCGTTCAATGAATTAGATCTTTTAACCCATTCTAAATATTGGGAACTATCCTCTAATTCCTTATTATAAGTACGAAAAGACAACCGAAAACTACTATCTGTTGCTAAACGAGGCTGAGCAATTACTTTATCAGCCATTGATAAAACTTTTTTAAATTTAAAATATACTCCATAATCACGAAATGCATTAAAATATTCTGAAATATCTTTCTTAAAAGCGTCACTAATAGGTAACTTGCTAATAACTACATCTACAAAACTAAGAATTTTATCAAGCAAAGCATATAACATACTTGGGTCGTCTAAAAATTTAACATTAGAAAAAACATTTATTCTTTTTAACATTTCAAAAACGTCTTTTGGCATGAATAAAGACGCAGCACTAAATATACATGCATCTAATCCCTGCCCAACAAATCCATTTAATCCATTAACTACTTTATAAAAATTAATGAGCATAGAAACTAAATTTAAAAACGAAAATCGCTCCTGAATCATTTTTGTTAAATCCAATAAAAAACAAGTCATATCTAAAACTAAAGTGGAATATTTGCCAACTTCCAAGTTAGACGCTTTACCTATTAAACCTAAACCTGCTATAATTGTTTTCATACCACTTATCACATTTACTAAAGACTGTCCTTGAAATGATTGTAAATTTTTAATAACTTTGCCTGCCTCGTGCTTAGAACTTAAACCTATTATTTTGTAAACTTCACCGTTTAAACAAACAGTCTTACCTTTTGCATTAACAAAGACTCTTTTACTCACTTCTCTAACTGTAGAATTTGTTGGATAATATATTCTATAAATGCGAGGCTGGCATTCTACTTTTTTATTTCTACATTTACTATAAAAATATTCATTATTGTCCAATACATCATAAACTAGTGGACTATAACTATAAAAATCATGATCAAATTGAGCTATATCATGATCACACGCACATTTTTGTTCTTGTGCTCTCTCTACTTCAACGTGGGATTCCGTTACCGAAAAATTTTTGTTGTCAGCCATGGTTGGTACAAAAAGCTAGATTACAATACAGGGGTAGCAATTTCCCGATAAGGTCGATAAACGAGCATGATCTTAAGACTAAGGCTTATATCTACAAAACAACACGCTGTATTATACAAGTTTCCCAGACTTGCATTATCCAAAGATTACACAGGTTAATTAGGCTTATATGTACAAAATAAGTATCGGACTTATTAAAATACGATGCTATGGGTTAGAATTACAAACCACCTTGCTGATCCAATAACGTACTAAGACGAAAGTTGGTAACCTTGCAAACAACAATTGAAAAGCAACACTTTGAAACGCCTAACTTAGGAATTTTAAAACAAAGAGCGCCGCATTGAAATGTTTTATATAAAGTATTTCACATTGGGGTGCACCATAAAATAATGACCATAGACAAAGGTGCAATCAGAGGCCCCATTCACGGTCAACGGGGACAGTCTCCTGCACGTGTTAAATCTCGCGGAAAATAAGCTTAGAATCATTCGAACTGAAATAGAAAAATCAAATAAAATATTTTAAAATTAAACTACAAACAAAATATTAAAATTTAAAGCTAACTTACATAATAATTTTAATCTCACAAAAAATAAACTTAAAATCACTCAAAATAAATATAAAAATCGAATAAAATATTTAAAAATTAAACTACAAAAGGAAAAAATTATTAAAACTTAAAGCTAACTTACACAATAATTTTGAAAATTTATAAAAAGTAAAAATTTAAAAAAGAAACAACACATACTAATCGCTAACTAAACACAAAATTGTTGGTCAAAAATACTTATAATGCGTGACCAAAACATTATAAGAGAAGAGATTAAAGCAAAGAGCTTTAGCCAGAAAACTGGACAAAGTCACTTTGC